GCGGTCCACCTGTAGTTGGAAACGGACCATCGATTAACCAAAGCAATTAAATATAGGGGTATTTGATGATTAAGAAACAAGAACTTGTGGATAAGATAAAAGAGCTCGAAGGAAATTTAGAAGTTTCTGAAGATGAAGTTGAGCGATTTATAGAAATACGAGACAGACTAGCTAAAGAAAAACAAAAGCTTGAAGAGAGAATTACAAGCTTGGAGCAGTTAGTTCCAGAGGATAAGTTAGAAGAGCTCAATGACGGTACGATCTACCGTTTGTGTGATCCAAGTCTTATGTTCTTCCATGAAAACAGGGACATGGGCATAGACATTTACTGTGAGGAAACAACAAGCTCTAAGCGCAGGCTTTTAACCAGGATACCGATCTCAGTTGATTATGAAACACATGAGGAAATGAGTCTTGCTCAAAAAGCTGAGATGCTTGATCCATTGGTTGCGGCCCTTGAGACTGCGTTCAAGGATCACCCTGACTACCACATCAATGTAGTCACCTCCTTCACTAAAACAATTTATACCTACTAGGGGGTGGCATGAAAGCATCAAGCATACGAAAAGGTATGATCTTTGAAGAGGTCAGGACCAAGAAACCACTGGGTAAAGACGCTGCTGTATTTAAGGATTGTCTTTACGAAGTAATCTCTATTGAGGAAAAGATACAAAGCGGGTACAGCATGGTCGCTATCTGGCTGGGCAACCTCATGTCTCATGAAGCCATACCAGTTGGAGCATCCAACCTGAACAACCCCACTGAATGGAGATACCATGACGGGGCTAGTGTCAAAGAAGAAAGGGTCATTATCAAAAAGGTTTCATTCATGGACCGAGACCCAATCACTCTTGAACTGGGACAGAAGGATGATGAACCAGTAAAAAAGCCAGAGTCTCTGCCTGAAGAGAAAGAGCCAGCAAAGAAAAAGGTTGTTGTGCATGCCGCGCCAAAGGGCAGAGAAGAAGTAAAGGTTGGCAGTTTGCAAGAGCTCGGATCTGCAATCGAGGAGAAGGACTTTGTTGATGAAGACAAGGCTGACTCTCATGCAGTAGACGCAAAGTTCTATGCGTATTTTGGTTCTTATGTTTACGATGATCTGGAATTGTTATGCGACAAACTGCATGACATGCCTCAGCTAGATTACAAGAAGAAGAGGCCACCCAGTTGGAGCAGAAGCTCGATGGTTCATAGCCAGGAGTGGAGCGCATTCAAGGATTCACAGAAGACGGTAAGAGAGATAAGGGATTTGAATCTCAGGATCAAACAAGACCCTTCAAGAGAAGGAAGACCCTGCACCTTTCAAACCGTACTGAGAAGATTGATGCAGGCTTTGATCTGGTATGGAACGCCACAAGAGAAGCAGTGGTTGACCAGGGCAAAGCAGAACTTCAAGGAGACTAGCGAGAAATGAGCAAGTCTCCAACATTCGTTGAGCTCTTGGAGGAGTTCACCAAAACATACAGCATCGATGCCATGGGTATGTCGATAGAGAACATTAAGTCAAGTATCAGTGAAGAGGACTGCGTGCGTTTGGATAGGGTAGTTAATCCTCCTGAGTGCATGCAGTACAGGCTCACTGCCTACATTGAGATTGAAGTATCTAGCGAGACCGAAGCAGAAGAGAAAACCACCAGGATAATGACAGAGGTGGTTAAGGGCTTCGATGACCAAGACAAATTAATTCATGTCGATTTGAAAGACATAACAGAAGGAGAATAATTAATGAAAAAATTACACATCCAGTTTGGTGGAGAACCAATCTTGAAAGGCAAAGAAGCGTACACAGTCGATGATGTTGTTTGGTGTCTTGATGATAACAACGTGGGTCATGTATACGAGAGCGAAGACAAAACAATTAATTACCAAGCGATTGGTGACTTTGAAGACGGTGAGTATGGTTTGATTCTGGATCACTATGAAGAAGTTGAATCTACTTCATCTGATGGCAGAGTCGGACCGTGGAAGAGGATGGAACATGTGTATTACGTTTCTACTCATAAGGCCATCATCAAGGACGGCCTGGTTGATATTGATTCAGTGAAGGAAGCCACTGCTGAACTGCTCAATCGATGCGGTTACTGGGGCGAATTCATCGAAAGGCTTGAAGAAGTTGACTTTGATATTGGGCTGCTCGACAGAAAGAAGTTCATAAATCTACATCTTGGGAGCTAACCCATGGAACAAGCAAAGTTTGATATGGAAGTTGAGTACAAGATCGATGGCAAAGTTGAAGTAGCCAAGATAGAAAACATTCCTTTCGCTGACATTCAAAAGCACATACCCGCTTCTGCTCAAGTGGTAGGAGCAATTGCAAAGAGGGTGGATAGAGATGAGTGAACAACAGAAAGTTAAGTCAGACGGAAGCACTGCTTCGTACTACGAGCTACCTGGGTATGCCAAGGAGTTACAGCATTTGATATCACATAAGGACATGAATGCGCAGATTGGTGAAATATTCAGGGCATGTTATAGATATGGTCAAGCATCTCACAGTGATCAACTGCGTGATGCGAAGAAGATATTGTTTTATGCAATAGCTGAAGTCCAACGACTGGAGAGAAAAGATGGTACAGATTAAGATCAAAAGCGAAGCGCACCTTGAGGCTTTAGATGCTCTCAGGGAGTTGTTTGCAAACGCAATGGATGAAGGCATTGATCCTGATATTTTCATGGAATCTTGCCTGTGCTTTGCGTTGGCTTACCACCTGGAATTTACTGACAGTGATTCGCTGCATCAATTCATTGAGCATGCAAAGACAGAGATGCTTACTCCAGCGACAAACGAGGAGATCATATGTCACTAGAAAGATCATTACATTTACACCGAAGGAAGCGCGCAGTAAACAAGATACTTGGCAAGAACGATCTAAAGGAATGGCCAAGAGAATACTGGAGCAAAACTTCTGAAGGTCTTCACAGGAATTATAGGTTAAATGAAGTTAAGGTATTATCAACAAGAAGCCATTGATGAAACGCTCAAGTGGCTGGACACGCAACAAACTCATCCGCTGATTGTGCTGCCTACTGGCAGCGGTAAGACAGTTGTCTTTACAACAATCATCAAGCAGCTGTTTGATAGAGATCCCGATTGCAGGGTTCTCATCCTGGCCCATCGGCAGGAGCTAGTCAGCCAGGCGAAGGATAAGTTGTTGTCTGTCTGGCCATGCGCGCCATACGGCATACTCGCTGCTGGCCTGAAAGAGTTTGACGCTTCTTCTCCCGTAGTGATTGCAAGCAGAGACACGCTGGCAACACCCAAGAGACTGGAAGATGCAGGAGAGTTCGACTACATCATTGTGGATGAAGCTCACCATGTTGGACTTGAGAAGGCCAGCCGCTATCAAAAGATATTCAACAACTTCAATACCACTCAGCACTATGCGCCCAAGATATTTGGCGTGACTGCAACCCCATACCGTATGGGCCAGGGGTTTATATACGGTCTTGGAGATGAGTTCTTTGGTGGCGTGTCTTATCAGATAGGCATACCTCAGTTGATCAAAGACGGTTATCTCTGTCGCTTGTCTGCATTCAAGGTGGATGACAAGGCAGTGATCGATGCGTCAACTGCGAGGGTAAAGTTCAAAGGCGGTGACTACCGTGAGTCAGACCTTGAGAAGCTGGCCATGGAAGACCAGACCATGTTGGCGATCATTGCTGACTGGATCGATAAAGCGTACAGCAAAGGTCGATTAAGCACTGTGTTCTTCTGTGTCACTGTCGCTCATGCCAACAAGATGTGCATGTTGTTACAGAACGCTGGCATCGAGGCGGCTGTTGTTACAGCGAACACGCCTGGTGATGAACGCGCAGAGATTCTGGAGAAGTTTGAGAACGGTGTGATCAATGCGTTGTGTAACGTAGCCGTGCTGACTGAAGGCTGGGATGCGCCCAGGACTGATTGCATTGCGCTACTCAGGCCAACCAAGTCGCTCGGTCTGTATGTGCAGATCTGTGGCAGGGGCATGCGTACATGGGGTGACAAAAAGGACTGCTTGCTCCTTGATTACGGCGAGAACATGAACAGGCACGGCTGTATCGATAGAGCTAGACCAGAGACCAAAGCAGATGATGAAGAACATAAGATATGGATATGTGATGCAGTCACATCGGCAGGGCATCCTTGTCTAGCTGTTAATGACTGGATTGATAAGAAGTGCATTGAGTGTGGGGCAGACAAGCCTAAGATGGGTATTGCTCCTCCAAGAAAGGAACCAGAGATAGCCAAGGATCGTGTTGCTGCCGAGGGCAATGTGCTATCTGATGAAGCTGGCTTGAACATCAAAGATGTTGAGAAGGTAAAAGAAGTTCAGTTTGCACGGGCTGAAAAGAAGAAGTCCAAGAATGGTAATGAGTATCTCAATGTTGAGTTTAAACTGGTCGATGAGTTCTGGCCTCAGTCAATGCCATTCATGATAGGCATGAACGGCCCAGCTGGAATCCTGGCTAAAAAGAAATGGAAAGCATGCGCAGTAAATGGCACTCAGGTTCCATACACAATTGATCAAGGGGTAGAGCTCATCAATGATGAGGGATGCTTCAATCACATAAAAAGAATCACAGTAAGAAAAGAAGGAAGGTATTGGAATGTTGTCAGCGTCTATTATTGAAAAAGTTGATGAGTGGATTGCCTCTAACAACGAAGGTAATCGAGGCCATCTTGGCTTCAGTGTTATCGGTGACGATGATGAACATAAGCAGTGGATGAACTTTCATTGGTGCTTACCTAATGACTTTGATGGTCGGATGCTTAGATTGTTTGATCTGGGCAACCGCATCGAGGACCAGGTAGTTGAGAACATAAGAGACAGCAAGGAAGCGACTGGTGTTTCAATCGCATCTCACGGTAAGGATGGCAACCAGATCAGGGCATCTACCCTGGGAGGACACTTCGCAGGATCATGTGACGGATGGCTGCGTGGCGTACTGCCTGAACCAGACCAGGATGAAGTCATTCTTCTTGAGGTCAAGAGCGCAAACGACAAACGCTGGAAAGAGCTGGAGAAACTAGGTGACTACGAGCTCTGGAGCGAGACATACCGCTGGCAGATCCATGGGTACATGGGCGTATTTGGTCTGACCAAATGCATGGTGATTGTGGTCAACAAGAACAACAGTCAGATCTACTCGCAAATCATAGACTATAACCCAGAAATCTGGCAGAAGGCTCTAGAACGCGCTGAGAGGATCATTACTAGTGAAGAGCCTCCCTACCAAGGGAGAATGTCAGAGAAGGACTGGCGGCTTAAGGGGCAGTCTCAGGCGTATATAGACATATATCAGCGAAAAAGGTTCCCTCAGTCTGTTAATTGCAGGAACTGTGCGTTCTCAAAGCCACTGACCACCAGCAATGGGGCTACATGGATATGCAAGCGTACCAATAAAGCCATAGATCTGGAGACTCAAAGGGCTAGTTGCGAGAACCATTTGTGGAATCCCAAGCTAATCATCACTGCCACTCACCTACCTGAAGAGAGTGACGATACCAAGATAGCGTATGAAGCAGGGTTCACTAAGTTCTATAACGCCATACCCTCTGCCAGAGAGCCTGGTCATTACTACAGTAGCGCAGAGCTCAGAGAGTTATCGAAGTGTCAGTTCGATCTGAAGATGATGGAGATGGCAGGAGATGTGAAGTCAGAGTTCCCTGGAAGCACGGTGGAACATCTTGATGAAACGAAAGATCCTTTCTAAACCCTTGGGTCTTTGACGATATTGATTTTTACACCAGGATATAACGCCTCAACGAGCTTCTTCTTGAGGCTGAACACCTGAGTGATCACCCCCTTGGTGTCCTCGATGACCCAGTCACCATGGTAATCCTTGTACTTGAAGTCAGCCACATACTTGCAGATGTGTTTCTCCTTACCCTCTACTGTGATTGCGCAAGGGAAGTCTATCTGCACCTCAAGATCTGATATCTCGTTTTTATCCTGGCGTTCTTTCAGTATCTTGTATCGAGCGGCCTCAAGCTTGGAATCAAAAGTGATCCCATCGTATTCAGTCTTGACCGCAAAGTATTTGCTTTTCTTTTTCTTGGCTCGTTTCGGAATCAATTACTGTACGCCTAAGAGTTTTCTTAATTCTAAGTCTCTTAGTGCTTGTGTACCAGTTCCCAATAAAGATTGAGGTTGTTGCTGAGTTGGCTCTGGAGGAGTGATATCAACTGGAGCCTGAACTGGCTGAGGAGGTGGAGCAGGTTGAGCTTCTTGCTCTACCGCTGCTTCAGGTCTAAATCTCCTGCCCTGAAAATCTGCGTAAGCGGAACCTATGTCACCCATGTTGAACGGATTCGCAAGCTTGTCCTCATCACTTCGTATCGCAAACGCTATTGTTTCTGAACTTGGGAAGAATGCGTTGAACCGACCTGCAAGTAAGTAATTCAGGTTTGGAGTCTTCGCTTCTTTCAATGGTTTAAATATTTCAGCTGTTGTTAAGCCAAGAGTTTTAGCATCTTCAACTGCCATGTTTAAATCACGAAGCGCCTTAAATCGTTGTTCGTTTGCAGTGATATATGCTTTGGTAATATCCTCTGCACTTTTGCTTCCCCTGGTCTTGGCTACTTGGTTAAATATTCTTGCGGCATCTCGTACTTCTCTTGCCGCTTCAAGCCCTCGATAATACAAAACCCTATCCAGCCTTGGTTTAAGACTCTTCACTCCAGTCAATGCTTCGGCAAACTCTTGTGCTGGATCAATTTGATATCCTTGTCTACCAACTGTTTGTGTTGGATCAACCCCCAGCACAGAGCCAATTGCTTTCGGAAATCCTCTAGCAGTTAAATCCAGGTAAGTTGGTGAAGCAACATCAGCTTTTATGTCAACAGGGCTTATGCCAGGCATTATGCCGTCTGAAAGATGCGCGAATGACTTAGCCATCTTCAATCCTAAAGGATCTGTTTCAAGCCATATGTCAGCGCCAAAACTTGTTTTGTTTCTTGCAATATCAAACATCTTTTCTGTGATGATTGATTCATCCATGAAGGGTGCGAAGTATTCATAAAACGCTCCGCTCTCTCCAAAGCTTGCGTCAAAAGCAATCTCGCTTAAATCTTTTTCACTGGTAATACCATTTTGCACAGCGTTATACACAGCCTTGAATGGTCTTGCTAGATAGTCATATGGATTGGTGTAAGAAAAATTATACAAGTCTGTAATCTTTCCATCTTTGTCAGTGGCTATTGGTATTAGCGTAGAGTTTCTGTCCCACTCATAGGCAGCGGATCTCTTATAGGCTTGCACTTGATCATCAGTAGCGCCTGACAATAACAAACCCCCTGTGTAAAGAGTCGCTGGTATTGCAGCGTTAACTGAAATAGAACCGACCAATCTCTTCATTCCTATTGATCGTATCTCAGGAGATTCACTAGCCAATTCTTTGGCTGCTCGATTTAGTATGTTGCCACTGGTTCTTATTATTTCTGCGGGGAAAGCAACGAAGTTACCAAAAGGCAACTGTCTTAATCTTTTAATCGCTTCTGGAACCCTTGCATAGTTTGGTACAGTGTCTTTTACAATCTCAGCGGCTTCTCTTTTCAATGCGGTTTCAAGAACATCGTCTGGAATTAAATTTCCTTGCGAGTCTGTTCTTTTAATAACTGGGCCAAACTCATTAAAGTTTCTGGGATCAGACACAGCGATTGATGCATTTGGATTAGCATCAAATGCATTTTTTAATTTACCAAGCTCCATTTCATAACTGTATGTTTTCCAGACATCATCAGAGCCTTGATATAACTTACCCGCCAATGTGTTTTGCACATTCCTGGCGTAGTTAAATCCTTTTCTAGCAACTTGCGGCATGTATTGAGTAGCGCCAACAGCATCATTAAGCAATGATTCAAACTCACCAATCTTTGAGTTTGTGTTTATAACTCCTAGATCAATCAACTCATTGTAGTATTTATCAAGATCATCTTTAGTTGCTTTGCCTTTACCAAAACCTACACGCTTATTCCCTATGTTGGTAAATATAGTGGCAACTGAATCAACTAGAGAGTCTACGTTGCCCACATTGCCATTAGCTAATGCAAAGAACCCAGCTGTTGTTCCGTTTCTTATTTGTGTGACTGGGCTAAAAACTGTTTTAGCTATCTGAGACATACCTTTGACACCGAGGAAAGTAGCATACAAAGGAAACGTGTCAGCCAGATTGAAGTACTTTGGAATATCTTCAAACGCTGCTTTGTGTTCGTTCTTTACATACTTGCCAGCTAATGGTCCAAATTTTTCTTTTGCTTGGACGCTCACCTCATCTAGTGGACTAAGTCCATCTGCGCCAATCCTTGAGTATTGACCCATCTCTGCGCCTTCAGGTAGCTCATCAAATAAAAATCTATTCTTTCCTTGTTGAGCAAGCGCATTGTTGTAATCAACCAAGTTCTTAAAGTAACTGCTCTTTGCTATTTGTTTAGAAAGAACATCAACTGTTTCAACCATCCTGGTTCTAAGACCAAGCTCCTGTTCTGCTAAGTCTCTGGTTCTTATTATTTCAGGTCTGACTCTACCAATAACATCTTTTGCGCCAGTGTACTCGCCAAGAAAGTCTCTGATAGCAGGAAGGTCATCAAGCCTTCTTCCTTTGAGTGGTCCTTGCGCGATACCAGTTAGGGTGTCTTTATCAACCACCCCATTTGGGGTCATGTTTGCATTAGTGAATCTGCCCTGAAGCATGTCATTTAAAATAGCTTTCGCTTTAGTTGCATCCAATACTTTTTCTGGAGGCAACCCTTGAGTAGAACGAACTAACTCTTCAACGGCTTTGTCTGTTTGAGCGGCAGTGGGCTGATAGTTTGTATCCTTAAACGCTCGATACAATCTAATCCCATAATAGGTTTTGTTGTCTCCGATAGTTGTACTAAGAGTGTTTTTAATTTCATTAGAAATTAAAGGATCATCAATCATTTCTTTAACTGATGAACTTAATCCATCGATTTCATTTCTAATCTTTGTTGCAGAGTTAAATAAACTTAAATCTCTTTTACCAAATAAACTTTTTGGCATGTTCTTGCCAATGATGTCATCAATTTCTTTTAATTCATTAGCAGCTCTTGTTTTAATTGTTTCTCTACTAACTGCCTTTGGCCCCCTAGTAATGTCTTCTGCAAATAGATAATCATTTACTGTGTTTAATATTCTGCTTTGATCTTGACTGTTAAAAAGCCCACCATTCTTATTAACAAATGACATTGCTTCATCAAGTTCAGCCACAGCCTGCCTTACTTTGTTGTTGTGAGCAGAAACTTCAGCAACTTTTAATTGATTTAACTGTGCTGAAAAACGATCTGGCATTTCACCCTGAACAGTTAAGTATTTTCTAGCTTGCTTTTTAAGCCTTTCAAAGTTTCTAGCAAAGAAAGCAGGGTTTTCTAGGTCTGGTTTAACGCCCACATTATAGAACGGGGTGTCTGGATCTTTGATTGCTTGAGCAGCAGCCTTAGTCATGTCGGTTTTTCCAAGGGCATCAACGCCCTTAGCAAAGCCAGTGGCTCCTAGTCTTGCGATAGCAGGCACGCCAAGAATAATTGAAGCCCCCTCTGCCGCGACTTTAAGTCTGTTTGCAAGAGTAGCTGCTGCGAGCTCTGCGCCTGCAAGATCTTCTGTTTCAATTCTTTGTGTTGGCCCAATCTCAAAGAAGTCGCCAAGGGTTTCTACATCTGGGGTAGTCGCAGCAACATCAGCCGCAGCAAATGAAGTTACATCAGTTGCGTCAAGACCTTTTGATTCAATGGCTTTTTTTGCTTTAATTGCTTTACTTGCCTTCAAGGCAATACCACCAGGCACAGCAAACTGGGTAATAAACTTAGCGGCCTCTCCCAAACCCGTTGAGGTTTCAGGTTTGTACTTGGCAAAAAACTTTCTTAACTCTTCTGAACTTCCCTCTTCAGAACCAGATATGGCTTCATACGCTTCAACAGGTAAGGTGGATATGCCTTCAACAGTACCAACTAATCCAGCACCGATTCCTCTAACAATATCTCCTACCGCAGAGACATCTTCTTCGCCTAGTTCTGCGCCTCTTGGTATAAGCGGATTGTCTTTGAGAAACTTTTGAGCAGCTGATATGGCAACATCTTCATCGTCTGTATCTATTTGAACAGATCTTCCATCAGATAAATTGACAGTGATCATGTTTCAATTTCTTCGCCAGTTTGAGAATCAATTCTTTCTCCAGAAGCATCAAGTGTTATTGGAGATTTACCTGTAGTTCCTCCCATTAAGTTTCTAACTATCTCCAAAGTTCCTTGAGGACCAGCTTCCATCCCTTGAGGAGTTTTAGAAACGGTGTCAAACAAAGATAGTAAAGTTGAAACCATTAGCTTTTCTTCATCAGACCCTTGGTCTAACAATATTTTCAATAATTCATCAGTAGACTTTTCTGGCATTAATTCTTTTAGAGTTACTAGATTTTTTTCTAAAGCTGTTTCTTTGTCTGATTGAGCTTGAAGTTGATCATATTCTTGAGCTCCTATGATCATATCGCTTAACGCATTTCTAGGAGTGAATCCTTCAGACGGTTGATTAGCCTTGGCTATAGCATATCTGGTTCGTGGATCAGTCAATGTGTCCTGAAGGTTTCCTAAAAACTTTCTAAACTTTCCAGGCTCTTCATCACTTGTTGAGGCAACGTCTATGTTATCCATAGCTTCTTCATCTACAGCAGAATCAGGGGCAGTTGGAGGTTCTGGCTTTTCTTTCAAAGCTGAAATGATGTCTGACTCTGTTACAGGCATGTTTTCTTCTATGCCTTCCAAAGCAGATCCAGCTAAAGGAAACACATCAAACTCTTCTACTTCTTCACCTGGCTCTGAAAGACCTAACACCCTACCAACTCTACTGCCAGCAAATTCGTCTGCAAGCTGACCAATCCCTCTAGGAATAGCGGTGGCAATATCAACTGCCCCTCCTGGTAAAACCCCAAGGTTGTATGCAACTTGAGCTGCCAATCTCCTGTCATTAATTAAATCAAGATATTGTTCTCTAACAGGCTTATCTAAAGCTTCAAACTCTTCTGCGGTAAGACCAATATCATCCAATTCTTCGGCTGTAAGAGCAGAAACCATGTCTCCTTCAGCCATTTCCTTAATAGAAGTTGGCCGCTTACCTGTTTTATTCCACTCATTCATGTACTGAGTTAGTGAACCGCCATACGCATCCAGCTGCTCTCTACTGACATTAGCCAAATTGTTTCTTGTCTTTTGTTCGCCTTCACCAAAACGTCCTGATTTCTGTGGCAATGAAGCAATCCCTTCTTTAGGAGATTCTTTGGCCTCTTGAACTTGAGGGAGAGAAGCGATTCCCTCTTCTGAAACTTCTTCTTCTGCAACTGCATCTTCAGGCAAAAGAATTCTAGCCATCTGACCCCTGCCAAATGTTTTGCCTTTAGTATCTCCAACACCAAGTCGGATTGCTTTTTCAACAGCATTTGCAACTTTCTTTCCTTTGAACCCCATGCGGCCAAGTTTTGCTGCTATTGCACCAGGAGCGCCTACACCTGTAGCCATGAGTCCTGCTGTCGCGGTGGCTATTGCTACATCTTCAGGATCATCCGGGTCAACAATAAAAAAATCAGTTATATCTCTAAGATTTAAACCAGAACCTTCCTCTGTTTTTTCTAAAGAAAAGAAGTCATCCATGGTGTCATCTTCGCCAACAATCATTTCTCCTAATATTTCAGGAGCAACTCTTGCATAGTCCATGAATGTTAATTCATCTTCTACTTCACCACCCTCTTCGTATCCTCGAACAGGAGCAACACCAGCCATGATTCCAAGCCCTTGTCTTTGCATAGGGGTTTGGAACATTGGTCTCTGCATAACTGGATTCTGCATCATGCCTCCTTGGTTCATCGCGTTAGCTTCTGATAGAGCTATGGCTATGGCTTGTTTAGGATTGGTTACTTTCTTTCCAGAGCCACCAGATTTAAGAGTTCCACTTTTGAACTCTCTCATTACCTTTCCTACTTTCTTTTCTTTTTTAGACTGCTTCACGCTTGTAATAAATCTTAGAGTAATTTACTCGATAGTATCCATCTTCATCCAGCATGACGGCGCTTGGATCAACTTCTTTAACTTCCTGCGCAATTACACCCTCAGTCGGTAGATTGGTTACGCCAATCTCTTCAGCCTTGTCATTCCAATCCCATGTATACCAACCGATACCAGGTTCTACATCATCAATCTTCCTGATGTTCTTTTTAAGTCTGGCATCAGAGAGAGCGAACAAACTCGCTGCGGTGCTGGCTACCTGACTTGCTTTTGCAAAATCACTTGGAGTTTGATTTGCTCCAATTGCCTGTTGGCCAATACCAAAACCACTTGTGTATTGAGGCATGAATGGAGCAGCCCCGCCAAGAAGTTGTTGTCCTCTTTGCAATCTCATGAACGGCTCATCAGCCATTTGGGTAGCAGCCCTGTATTGAGCATCAAGTCCTGCTTGCTGTATGCCTCTTCCGGTCTGGCCCAATCCTGCTAACGTGCCTATCTGGCCTGTCAGCATGTTGTATCCCTGTTGGCCAAGTCCAGCTATACCTGCCGCGCCTGCTCTAGCAGCGGAGCCACTTTGACCAAACGCATCAAGAGCTTGACCAAACTGCTGTCCAGTAAGCGCGCCCATGCCTTGTGCTGCGCTTTGCATACGACCCATTCGATCACCGAATACATTGGCCCCAAGTTGTTGCGCTTGCATGAACTGATTAGCCATGTTCTGGCCTATGCCTGCTCTTTGCCCAGCTAAAGCGCCAATACCTTGTTGGGCTTGCATTCCCATAGCGCCTCGCTGTTGAGCAAGTTGGGCTTGTAATTCTTGAGCAGACATTCCCATTTGTGCTGCTCGTTGGGCAAGATCACCCATAGCTTGTTGTCCAGATAGACCAAGCTGTCCTCCCTCGAGCGCGCCTCGTTGAGCTAATTGCTCTGCGCTCAGTCCTAACTGTCCAGCTTGACCCGCAGCAGATATACCAGTCTGCGCGCCAGCCTGTCCTAGTGATCCAGTTAATTGAGCAGCTTGTTGTCTTCTTGCTTGCGCCTGCTCAAATGCTTGTTGTGCTTGCTGTTGTGCTTGCTGAAATCCTTGCGATCTTAATTCAGCACCAGTTTTGGCTTGTTGCTGTAATACGTTTCTACCTATCTCAGCTTCCTGAATAGCGCCTCTTGAACCACCAAATGCACCAGCTGCAACCTGTTGAGATCGAGCATCACGTTTTTGTTGCTCTCCTAGCCTCGCAATCTCAGCTTGTTGCGCCTCGATAACATCTCGGTTGAAGGGGTCCATATATCTGCTTGCAGCAGATGGGTCGTATTCTCTTCCCGTCCCTGCTAGCTGCGCAATGCCTTGAAGAGCAGTGCCTCTTCCCATCTGTCCCGCGCTTCTTAAATCTCTTCCTGCCGCAGCAGTTTGCGCTCGCGCTCTTTGAGTCGCTTCTCCAGCACCAGCCTGCGCACCACCAACTTGACCTGATATTCCTCTAGCTGCGCCAAGAATTCCTCTTTGACCCATTCTAGCTTCTCTTCCTGCGCGAGAACCAAATCTTTGCATGTCACGTTGAGCGCCAGCGACTTCTCTACCAATGCCAGCTTGTGCGCCTTGTATATCACGAGCTGCGCCACGCATCATTTGCCTGCCTTCTTGATCCATGAACTGTTGGCCAGTTCTTGGGTCATAAGCACCTAAACTCTGTTCATACAACGCTCTTGCTCTTGGATCGCCAAACAGCCCTGCTGTCGATGGATCAAAAGCTTTTGCTCCCTGACGATAAAAGTCTTGAGCTTCTGCTAGTTGTTGCCCAAACCCACCTAATCCTTGCGCTAAGTTTCTTGCTTGAATCTCTTGAGGAGAAAGACCTGCGACTTGCTGTAAAGGAACGGGTATTGGCCTGCCAATGAGGCCGGGATCATCTGGTCCTGTTCCAAAATAGCTTGCAAGAATGTTGCGTGTAGCCATTTCCATAGCTGGGTCAGAATAAGTTGACCCAAACTGAGGGGAAACTGACGGCATACTAGCGTCATAATATTCAGTTCCACTATCAAAAATACCCATTACGCTCTCCTAATTGCCTGTTCACCAGCACGTTGCAATGCGTACATCATTTTTGCGCCTTCCCGCCTTTGGTCAGCTTTGCTTTTATTAGCGCCTTTTAATTTACCAATTCCTCTAACCGCTTTTGCGTTAACAACAAACTCACCATCACTCAACAT